CCTCGTTTGGGTCGCCCGGGTTCGCAGGGTCCCACCACGGTGAGTAGTTGTAGGCCACCGGGTTGTTCAGCATGTGGCAGTGGCCCATCCCGATCGCCGGCAGGAAGATGCGCGCATAGGCCATCACCGGCCCCGGCTTCGCGGGCATGTCGTAGCCAAACTTGAAGCCAGGGTTCTGGCAGTAGTCCGGCTCAGCGGGAGCGCGCGTGCTCCAGTGCTCGCAGAACACCTCCGCGCAGCTCAGGCCAAAGCCGTTGTAGTTGTCCGCCGGCCCGAGCACCTGGTCGTGATAGAAGGCCGTAATGCCCTCCACGAGCGGGTCGAGCGGCGGGATAACGCACCGCGGCACGATGATCTTGTCCGGGATGCACATGCAAGTGCAGCAGCACTCCCGCACCAGCGATCCCTCGTTTGCCCCCCACTCCGCCAGCAGGAGCTTGCCGTGGTCCGCTGTGCCGCCCCTGGCGCTCGCCCACTGCAGCGGAGCATAGGTTATGGGCACGGCACGGCCTCGGTCACCACCACCAGGCTGCTCTCGGCCGACACCTCGCAGACAACCCCCGGCGGGAACTTGATGGTCCTGGTCCTGAACGTCAGCTGCGCGAAGTCTGGCTGGCTGTCATCGCTCTGGTATTTGATGTCGGTGATCACCTGCATCTGCAGCCCCAACCCCTCATCCGGCGAGTCGGGCTCGGGGTCATAGATGTCGGTGTCCTGCGTCGCCTGCGTCTGGCCGAGCGTCTTACGATCCTCATCGCAGTCCGGGCTCCAGCCCCCGCCGCTCGCGCGCTCCTTCAGGCTGATGGTCAACCCCGTCGATGTCAGCCGCAGCTCAAGGCCCGGCCCGACGTGGATCCGCTGCAGGATGCCGATCGCGTCGGCCAGGCTGTTGATGTCCTGTGCGCGCTGGCGCTGGTTCGGCGTTACCCTCCTGGCCGGCCTCATCTAGAGCACGCTCCAGTTGATGCCGAGCTGGTCGAAGTTGATCTGCGGGTAGAGCATGTCCGCGCCGCGGAACTTGTGCCAGCCCGCAGGCGTGTCCGGCGGCCCCTCCACGAACTCCCGCCACACCCACTGATGGTTGTGGCCGTCGGCGTCCTCGCGATACTGCAGCCTCCAGGTGATCCGGTAGGCCCACCTGGGCGGGCCGGGGCAGAACACCCGCTCACACTCCATGCCCGTGAACAGCAGCGTGTCCGGGGCGAAGCCGCGATACTCGGAGCCATTCACGCAGCCGAGCAGCAGGGCTATGTCCCTCGGGCGGATGGAGCCCTCCATGATGGTCTGGCGGATCACCCACTCGCCGCAGGGCAGCTGCACGTTTATGTCCTGCGCGCACTGCCAGCCGTCATCCCAGATGCGCCCGGCCGTGATCGACAACTGCTGCAGGCCGAACTCCCACGAGTCCTGCACGGAGAAGCCGTGGTCGGTGGAGTAGGTGACATCGATCTCGTAGCGGGTGTAGCCCACGCCATTCTCGTCGTCGGTGGGCTTGCCGACGCCCATGATGTCGATGTCCACCACGCGGAAGTACTTGGCCTGGCCCGTCGCCCCGTAGGTGTCGCCGAGCTTGGGCAGCCCGTCCCACGAGGCGATCTCCGTGGCCGCGCAGGCGATCTTCCGCACGATCGTGCTCCCGCCCCACAGGCTGAAGTGCGTCTCCGCCCCGCTCCCGTACCGTTCCTCTACCGCCATCCCCTAGCTCCCATACTTCCCAAGCCGCCGCTTCTGGATGTTCTTCTGCTCGATCAGCTCCGCCAGCTGCTTCGCCTGCACGTCGTCGTAGGAGCTGCCGAAGCTCTCCCCCACGCGGGCGGGCAGCGCGGGGTATGTCTTGCCCGCGAACCTGCGCGAGTTGGCCGCGTCAATGGCCTGGCCTGTGCCATATGACAGCGCCACGCTGGGCACGGTCAGCCAGCCCTTGCTGGCCTCGCCGCTGGCCACCTGCTCCGCCTTCTTGCCCGACCCGATGCCGATCGCAGACCCTGCGGCGATCGCTATCCCCAGCGGCCCAAGCTGTGCCACCCACGCCGCCTTGGCCGCCGCGGCCACGGTGTTCCAGGCCGTGACCACACTGCCCAACGCCACAAGCAGCGGTCCCGTCGCGGCCGCCACCATCCCCAGGCCGATCGACCAGCGCTGCGTCGTCGGGTCCAGCTCGCTGAACTTCTGAGCGAGGCTCGTCGCCATCTTCATCAGGTCGGTAAGCACCGGCAGGAAGGCGCCGCCCACCGTCTCCTTCAGCTCGCCCATCTGGTTCTGGAACTGCGCGAACTGCCCCTGGGTAGTCTTCGCCGCGGCCTGCGCCTGGGTGAACCCGCCGGCCGCCCGGTCCATCACAAACCGCAGCTTCTGCGCCGGGTCCTGGATGTTCCGAAGCTCGGGGATGAGGCGCTGGAGCTGCATATAGTTCCCGCCCATCGCCATCGCGACCATGCGGAAGCCGGTGTCGAGGTCCTTCTGGTAGGCCGTGGCCAGCCCGATCGCCGCCCGCGTTGCCTCCGGCAGCCGATCCGCCTGCACGCCCATGTTGTGCGCCAGGGCCATCCCGCTCTTCACGGCCTCGTCCTCGAAGACCGTGAGCTTCATCATCTCCTTGGCGTAGGCGTCCAGCCCGGCCATCTTCGTCGCGTTGCCGGTCGAGGCCAGCGCAGCCTGGAGCTTCGCCGTCTCGGCCTCTGCGTCGGCAGCAGCCTTCGCGCTCGCCCCCAGGAAGGCCACGATGGGCAGCGTCACCCCGATGCTCATCCCGCGCCCGATCCCCATCATCCGGTCGCTCACGCGGGAGAGCCGACTCTCCATCCCCTTGGCCGCGCCGTCAACGTCCCTGCGCGCCTTGTCGAGCGAAGTCTTCAGCCCCGATGTCCGGCCCGTCAGCTCGACAAACGCCTCCCCCAGTTTAGCGGCCATTGTAGTAGCCCACCTTCGTGCTGATCTCCCTGACCTCCCGGCTCATCCGCAGCCACCGCAGCCGCTTCTCCACAAGCTCGCTCCCGTCCAGGATCGCCTGCGCCTGGCCCATCGTCATCGAAAGCGCCGCCTCCAGGCTGTGGCCGCGCTCACAGATCGCCACCACGGCCGCCTCTAGCTGGCAGCCGTCGTCGCTTTTGTGTCGTCATCATCCCCGGCCGGCGCTATCGCCGTCTGCACCCGCGTGGATAGCTCCTCCAGCTGCGCCACGTCCATGCCCTCCAGGATCGTCCTGGCCTGATCGAGCGACAGCTCCGGCTGCCCCGCCACCAGCAGCCCGGCCAGCGTCTCCACCAGCCCGGCAAAGCTGTCGAGGAATACCACCAGCTCCGGGTCCTTGTCGGCCATCGGCTGCAGCATCTCGCGCACCAGGGCCATCCGCTCGTCGGGCGTGAGTAGGCCCTCGGTCCCTCGCAGGGCCGTCTGGAGCCTGCGCTGCCGGCAGACCTCCTTGACCCTCAGCAGGTCGCGCAAACGAACAGGGGCCAGCTTGTAGCTCTGGCCCCCGATCTCTACCTCGATAGGCTCCCCGCTCAGGTTCACTGGATTGCTCGCCATAGGCTCCTCTCTTAAGCCAACGGATACGTTAGCGCGCCCGTGCCGTCGAACTCGATGTTGTACATCACCTGGCCCTCGACGCTCACCGAAGTCCGCACGTTCTTCACCACGCACGACCCGGCGTAGAAGTTGTTGACGGTGGCCGAGAGTCCCAGCTTGAAGTAGAGCGTCTGGCCCTTGCGAATCTCAGGCGCCGCGCCCACGAGCTGAGTCTCTCCCCCATCCCACGTCCCCACGATCGTGCCGGCGAAGCCCTCCAACCCGGCGATCTTGGTCCGCACCCCGCTGCTGTCCATCCCGGTCGTGTCCAGCACGTCGGCCTCGGCCACCAGCTCCCACGACTCCACGCCCAGCAGCGGGTCGCTCGCCGGGCTCGTCGTGTCCAGGTAAACGTAGCCGGCCTTCCCGGCCTTTCTTGCCTCAGGCATCTCGTCCTCCTATGGCGCCCCAGGATAGGCCAGCGCGCCGCTGCCCTCCAGCTCCGCGGTCCAGCCCACCAGGCCCTCAACCGGCGAGGTAGGCCTAAAGTTCTTCACGACGCACGACCCCGAGTAGGTCTGGCCGTTGCTCATGATGAACTCGATCTTGGTGATGGTCGTGCCCGGCGTCAGCTTGCCGCCCGTGCGGATCTCCGCCTCCGCCCCGTCCCAGACGCCCACTACCGTCCCCGTCCAGTTCAGCAGGCCGGCGATCTTGGTCCTGGTCCCGCCCGAGTCCATGCCCGTGCTGTCCAGGATGTCGGCCTCGCCCGTGCACTCCCAGGAGGTGACGCCGACTACCTCCACATCGTCCAGCTCAACCGAGCCGTCCTTGCCCGCAACTCTTGCCATCTAGCTCGTCGCCTCCTTACGAATACCAGCAGTGATAGTCAACCTGCACGCGCCAGCCGGCCGCGTCAGCCTCTTCGTCCACCGTCAAAATCGGCTCCATATCCCGAAACATCCGAATGTGGTTGTGGCCCGCGATCGTCAGCGTGCACTCGTCATAGGCCGCCGTCACCAGCTCCGCCGCGGCCAGCGCCAGCTTCGCCGACTCGCCCGAATACCACAGGTCGAACTGCACGAGCTGGTCGCGGGAGAAGTCGCCCATCGAATGCAGCAGCTGGCCCGTGATCGGCGCGAACGTCAGATACGGCCTGGCCGTCCCCACCGGCGCCTCCCGCAGGTAGAGGCCGGTGAACGTCGCCCCCAGCCCCGCCGCCGTGAACCTGTCCCTGATCGCCTTCAGCAATGATGCTGGCCCTCCAACCGCCTCGGCATACGTGACCTCCAGGACGGGCTGATCCGCGCCCCAGAAGATGATGAACTCGTCGCCCGCCGGCTGCGATGCGTTGGCGTCCTCCTCCGAGGTCAGCGAGAACTGCGACATCCCCGCCGGGTTGATGCAGCTCGCCGGCAGGATCGACGACCAGTAGCCCGTGTTGATGACCACCCCGGCCGTGTTGCGCCAGTCGCCGAGGTAAGCCCCTGCTATCGCCGCGTCATAGCTCGCCTCGCGGTTCCCCGCCCCCACCGGCGAGGCCCAGGTGCAGTCGCGGATCTGCACGTCGAAGTCGCTGACGAGGCCGCTTACGTCCCTCGCCCCGAGCGAGAGCCGCGCGTGGATCACCCTGCAGCCCGCCGGCAGCGTGGACGTGTTGAACTCCAGCAGCGCGCGGGCCACCATCCAGCCCGCGTCCTGCCCTACCTTCAGATCCCCCCCGCTGTGATGTACCGTGCAGGTAGCGCGCGCGTCCGCGTATGCGCCACCGTCGATGCCCCAGACGTCCGCGTTTGTGACCGGCCCGCTGAAGTATTGGACAGCCATCCTAGTCCCTGAACAGCCCCGCCAGCCGCCGGGCTATAGCAGGCTGCGCCCTCATCAGCGCCGGCCGCAGCCACGGCCTGGCCGCTATCTTCCCCTGCCTCACCTGCCGCCTGATGATCGTCTCGCCGTCCGGCCCCACCCAGGCCAGCGCCTTGCCCTTCTTCGGCTTGATGATCTTCCCGCCCGGCACGCCTACCTCCATCCAGTAGCCGTATTTGACGTTCGTCCCGACCCGCCGCCACAGCCGCCCCATCCGCTCCTGCCCGATGCTGTTCGCCAGGTTGCCCGTCTGCACCGCGGGAGGCTGCCCCGGCGCCGATCGGCGCGTGCCGAACCCCTTCACCCGCGGCCGCTTGCTCTTCTCGCCGTAGGTCTTGTGCCCCGCCGGCACGTTCGCCCCCGAGCCCGTCTCCCCCATCGACCGCTTCGCCTCGAGCACGACCACCTGCGCGGCCACCATCAGGGCGCGCTCCAGCCGCAGCTCCATCAGCCGCATCACCTCGGCCTCGTCCCAGCGCAGCGCCGTCACGCTTCCCTCCGCATCTCCAGGCAGTCGATCTCCAGGTGGCGCCCCAGCCGGTCAACGTCGTTCACGTAGCCCACCTCGTAGGTGATGCCCGACACCACCAGCCGATGGTCCTCCGTGATCGAAAACCCCGCCGGCTTCACGCAGTAGATCCTGTGCGACACCTGCACCCCGCGCTGCCCGCTCATCGCCCGCTCCGTGCCCGAGAGCGCCCGCACCCGGCAGGAGACCGTGCCTACCTCGGCCCACGCCCGCGTCTCTGCGCCCACGTCGTCTATCGTCGGCGTGCTGTTCTGGACGCTCGCCGTCAGGTTCAGGAGGTCGATGAAACTCACAGGAAGCTAATCCTTCTGTAGCGGTCGAGTGTGATGAGGTAGGGCCCGCACATCCCCGGATCGTCCGGCGTCGGTGTCGAGCGCGCGAACCTCGAATACTGGTAGTCGCCCAGCCGCTCGCTCTGCATCGAGGAGTCCGCCGGGAGCTGAGACAGCAGGTCTACCGTCAGCCCCGCGCACGCCGCCTGGATGTCCTTGGGAATGGCGCTGTAGCCGCCCTGCCACTCCACCCACACCCACGGCGCCAGCACGAAGCTGCACTTCAGCACGCCGTTCTCGGCGTCGATGCTGTCAACGTTCACCTGCAGCCCCGCCTGCGAGAGCCTGATGGTGCCCCCGGCCACCAGTTGATACATCACCGGCCACAGGCCCTTCGGCGGGCCCTCGTCGGTCACCGATGCGCTCCAGCCACCCAGCAGGTTGATCGCCGTGATCAGCGCATCCATGTCCGCGTAGGCCGACAGCGTCAGCACGTCCTGGCCCTCGCTCGCCCCGCCGATGATGTTCAGGCACAGGCTGCCGTTCGTGATGGCGACGGAGGATGTCAGCTCGTCGCCCGCCGTGCAGCCGATGTCGATGGCGTCGCTCTGCTGGTCGGTGAGGCGCAAGAGGCCCTCGATGGGGTACTGCGGCAGGATCAGCATCCGGCCCCCACCCCGCAGCCACTCCGAGTAGTTGGCCAGCGCGAACGTCCGGCCGCAGTAGCTCTCTATCATCGCCGTGGCCGCGTCCAGGGCCGCCTGCGCCTTCGCGTCGGACACGTCCCCGATCACGATCCCGGTCAGCGTCCGCCAGTTAGCCAGCGTTATCAGGCTCAAGCTTCTGCCTCTCTCTCCTCAGCGCGGCAGGCCCCGGCCCCTGCTGGCACTTGCACTTCGGCCCCAGGTCGGGCCAGATGATCCGCCCGCAAAGCTCGCAGCGGGGCAGGTCCTCCGGCCTCGCGGGCCCGGGCTTCGGGCTCTCCATCGCCCTATGGCGTGTCGGTTGTGATCGTCTTGACTGTGCCATCGCCAAATACCACCTTCAGGTCGCCGTCCGCGGAGTCGATGTAGATGCGCCCCACGCCGCTCGCCGCCGCCGGGGCCGTCACGTTGTCCACCGTCTGCAGCATGATCCGGTCGGCCCAGGCCAGCGTGTAGTCCGTGACCTCCACGGTCATATGCTCCACCCCCCGCAGCCCGTCCGCCAGCACGCTTATCACCTGCCCGGCCCCGCTGGCCGTCGCCTTCACCCCGCGGCTGTCCGCGTGAATCCCCACCAGTGGCGCGGTCCAGGTCAGATGGTTGTTCACCAGGATCGCCCCCGCCGTGCCGTTCGCCGCCGGGCTGAACTGCGTGAATGCCTCTATGATCGGCTGCATCCCGAAGTCCGAAGCGAACTCCATGTGCACGCTGTTCCCGCCCCAGTAGTTCGCCTCTCCGGTGGGATCGGCGTTGTCCTGGCCGAGCAGCCTATAAATGTGATCGCCGAGCGGGTCCCCAGGCCCGCCCTTGCGGATGTGCACCCGGTTCCCGATGATCGCGTTCCCGTTCCCCGCGCAGTGCAGGCCGTAGGTCTTCGAGGGGTCGGAGCCCGCCTCCGGCCCGATCATCTGGCTGTTGATGAAGCCCGTGTTGTAGGCCAGCAGGTTGTCGTAGCACGCTATCCCCGCCAGGCCCGCCCCGTTGCAGTCCCAGTCCAGGAGCGAGCAGCACTGCGCCCGGAAGTTCCCGTCGTAGTACTGGTGGTTGAAGCACACCTCGCACAGGCTCACGTTGGACGCCTGGTTCCATATCGCGTTCTGTGCCCAGATGCGGTTGCGGAGGATGCGGATGCGGGTGAAGCCTATGATGGCGGACCACACCCCCCAGCACGGCGCCTGGATGTCGCAGTCGCTGATCTCGATGTTGTCGTAGACCACGGCGGACCCTGCCGGGTTGTTGATGAAGACCGCGGCGAACTCGCCAACGTCGTCGTCGTGGTCGCTGATGATGGTCAGGTTGCTCACCAGCACGTTGCTGCACTGGTCGATCTGCAGCGTCCCCTCGGCCCTCACGTCCGTGGAGTCATCCTGGATCAGCCGGCACCTGGCCCGGTCCTCCCCGATCAGGCTGACGTTGCTCTTGTTCAGGTTGATGAGGCCGTAGTAGTCCCCGGCCATCACGCGGATCACGGTCGGGGTCGAGCCATCGCAGGCGTCGATGGCGTCCTGGATGGCGTTATACCTCAGCGTCGCCGCCGCGTTCACCCTTACTATCCGCTGGTCAACCGCCATGTCAGATCAGGTCCCCGCCCCTATCCGCGGTGCTTCCGCTGTGCCGTGATTACCGCGCAGCACACCACGTCGCCCATGTTCGATTCCGTCAACGTCACGTAGCAGTACTTCGGGTAGCTGTGGTTGGCGCTGCCGGTCTTGAACTCCGCTGCGGCTGCCGCGACATCCACTTGCAGCACGTCAATCTCGTTCGCCGCCACGACGCTCGAGATCGAGCAGCCCCCCGGCGTGTAGGTCGTCGTCCCGGCCGCGTCATCTGAGAATATCAGGGCGAGATCCAGGCTGCCCGCGTTCGCCCCCACCAGCAGCGACACCATCAGGTCGGTCGCGTCGTCCAGGCTGAACATCCCGCCCGTCGCCGTCGCCGTCG